GAGTGGACTGATAGATTGGAACAAGTGTTCCCCTCTGGGGAATATCTTGTACCCAACTTCAGGTACCACTCTGATCTCTCCGGGTTGCGATTCCTCGAACCTGGCGCTGAACGACCCGTCAGGGTCATTGCAGTGCCTAAGACACTCGAGACTCCCAGAATCATCGCAATTGAGCCTACCTGCATGCAATATGTGCAGCAAGCTCTCTTGGGTGCATTCCGGAAGGTCGTTGACGCAGATGACACCGCGTCAAGCCTTATCGGATGGTCAGAGCAGATGCTTAATCAGCGTCTTGCTCAGAAGGGTTCCAGGGATGGAACCCTTGCGACCATTGACCTCTCAGAGGCCTCCGACCGAGTCTCGAATCAGCATGTACGAGGCCTGCTTCGAAATCACCCACACCTTAACAGGGCGGTTGATTCCTGCAGGTCACGGAAGGCTGATGTGCCTGGCCATGGTGTAATTCGCCTGGCCAAGTTCGCGTCTATGGGTTCAGCTCTGACGTTCCCGCTCGAAGCGATGGTATTCGCTACCGTCATCTTCGTCGCATTGGAACGCAGGCTCAGCAGCCCACTCTCACGAAAGGACATTCAGTCCTTCGTGGGACAGGTGCGCGTCTATGGGGACGATATCATTGTCCCCACAGACTGTGTCTCGCTGGTCGTCGCGGAACTCGAAGCTTTTGGGTTTCGAGTCAACACGAACAAGTCTTTCTGGACTGGCAAATTCAGAGAGTCTTGTGGAAAGGAGTACTTCGATGGCGAAGACGTCAGTGTCGTTCGCATGCGAAGTGACATCCCTTCCGACCGGCGGAACGTTCGGGAGATTGTGTCTACGGTCAGTTTCCGCAACCAGCTTTATTTTGCTGGATTGTGGAAGACCGCAAGATACCTGGATGACCGGTTGCGGCGGATTATTCCGCTCCCGGTTGTACTCCAGTCGTCTCCTGTGCTCGGCCGTCACAGTTTCCTCGGCTACCAAACCGACAGGAACTGTTCTACCCTTCATCGCCCCCTTGTCAAGGGTTATGTTGGGAAGTCAGACATTCCAGTCTCGCGACTGGATGGTCTGGAGGCCTTGCTCAAGTGCCTTGTCCTCGCAGAACACGGAAGACCTTCTCCTTCACAGGAGTTGGATCCTCACGAAGCTGGGAAGCTTCGGCGTGATCTGACCAGTCTCTTGCCAGGGACTGGAGATGAGCACCTAGAACGTTCAGGGCGCCCACGAGTGCGTGGCATCAAACTCGGATGGCACACCCCCTACTAGCATAACGTAGGGTTGTGCCATGTTCAAGGGACCACAGTTTACTGCGGTTGTGGGGACCTTCCCCACCTGGGAGTCGTGTGCGACTCTCTCGAGTCGAAAGAAGTTCGTTGCGTTCTAAACGCAACGCGCTTCAGTGGTGGATGGGGGTCCCTAGGGACCCCTGCCACCGCGCACGACCCGGGAGATGCACGTGGCAGTG